CCCCGGTGTTTCCAAAGTAGGTAGCTACACAGGTACAGGCACTACCAAGCAAATAGACTGCGGTTTTGCAGCTGGTGCTAGATTCGTACTCATTAAGCGTACAGACTCAACAGGTGATTGGTACGTTTGGGACACTACACGAGGTATTGTGAGTGGTAATGACCCTTACTTGTTGATGAATAGTACAGCTGCTGAAGTAACTTCAACAGACTACATTGACACTTATAGTGCTGGCTTTGAACTCAGCTCAACAGCTCCTGCTGCTTTGAATGCCTCAGGCGGTACATACATCTTTTTAGCTATAGCGTAATAAGGACAACCATAATGCAAATCAGAATCCAATCAACAGGTCAGGTAGTCTACGAAGGAGAGTTCCGTGCCCTCTTTCCTAATACCTCACTCCCTCAACAGCTCACTGAGGCTCTAATTAAGAGCTTAGGTGGCGATGTAGTCTTTGAAGGCGCTCAAGCTCAACCTACTCGTTATCAGACAGCCTTCCGTGATGGTGTTGAGAAGATCAATAATAAGTGGTACACCAAGTACTCAGTAGCTGAAATGAGCGCAGAAGCTATTACAGCTCTGGATGCTCAACAAGCTCAATCAGTGCGTGATGAACGTACTAAGAAGCTTGCTGAGACTGATTGGACACAATTGACTGACGCTCCTGTGAACAGCGCTGCTTGGGGCACTTATCGTCAAGCTCTCCGTGATGTTACAGGTCAATCAGGCTTCCCTTGGGAAATTACTTGGCCTACAGCACCTACGGAGTAATCATAAATGGCTACAGTAGACGCTACAGCAGCACGACTTAGTTCACACGAAGAGGTCTGTGCCTTCCGATACGAACAGATTAACGCTAGATTGAAGAGACTTGAGAGTATCTTGATGACAGCTTCAGGGGTAATGATTTGCAGTATGGCAGGCATTATCTTCACATTCATTTCACATAGAGGATAATATATGAAACCTAAGACCAAAGCTGGTAAACAAGCTAAGATGGGTAAGGTAATGCACGAGTTCAAGGCTGGTGAGCTTCATTCAGGCAAGGGTGGCCCTGTAGTCAAAGACCGTAAGCAAGCTATTGCTATCTCTATGTCTGAGGCAGGCATGGCTAAAAAGAAGCCTAAGAAGAAGTAACCAATGCGTTCAGTATCAATAGGTAAGAATCTTGCAGCAGGTACGGAGACAGTAGTCTACACAGTGCCTACTGGTTATACTGCTAAATGGACACTTTGCTACGCCCATAACTCACTAGGTACGAATAAGACTTTATCTATTGACTGGTATGACACAAGTGCTGCCACACACGTAGCTATCTTAGAACAATATAACTTCACATCTAAGATGTACTTTCAGTTCAATGCTCCCGGCACAGGTGTAATATTGGAAGAAGGCGACCAAGTACATATGACTACTGAATCAGGCAGTGCCTTCGGTATTATCTGTACCTTTGAGCTAGAGAAGAAGACAGGAATCTAATAATACAATGTCACAAACATACTTACAAATAGTTAATAACGTCTTAGTACGTCTTCGTGAGACAGAGGTCACTTCTGTGTCCGATACCCCTTATTCAGCCCTTATTGGCGTATTCGTCAATGATGCTAAACGAGAGGTAGAGGACGCTTACGATTGGAACGCTCTGGACACAACCATCACCTTAGCCACTGTAGCAGGCCAGAAAGCCTACTCTTTGACAGGTATTGGTGCTCGTTTTAAGACCCAAGATGTCATCAATGATACGCAAGATATCAGCATGGCAGCTACTAATCCTAACTGGATTAACCGTCAATACTACATCGGTACGACCCAATCAGCAGCCCCTAACAAGTACTGCTACCGTGGTTTGGATAGCTCAGGTGACACTAAAGTAGAGGTTTGGCCTCTTCCTGATGCTGTATATAACCTTCGCTTTGAATTGTTTGTCCCACAGCTTGACATTTCTAATAGTAGTGATATAATTAAAGTTCCTTATCATTTAGTACAACTATTGGCTTACTCTAAGGCTATTGCCGAACGAGGTGAAGACGGTGGTTTACAAGCTTCTGAGGCTTATCAGTTGTATCGTCTTGCCTTGGCTGATGCTGTGGCTTTAGAGGGTGCTCGTGATGAATCCTCCACTAACTGGTCTGCTGTATAAACATGGCTGAAAAGCTCTTAACAACCTCCATTGCTGCTCCGGGCTTTAACGGCCTGAACACTCAGGACTCTTCAGTGAGTCTTGACAATGGCTATGCTACTGTTGCTAACAACTGCGTTATCGACAAGTTTGGTCGTATCGGTGCTCGTAAGGGATGGACAGCTAATCACGCTTCTAACTCAGATCTGTCTACAGCTAACGTCAATGCTATCGGTGAACTTATCACTAATGCAGGTGATAGCTACATCATCGTTGCAGGTAATAACTGCATCTTTAAGTTAGTAGGTTCTACACTTACTAAGCTTACCTATGGCGGTGGCGGTTCAGCCCCTACGTTTACAGCGTCTAACTGGATGATGGCTCCTTTGAACGGTAAGCTTTACCTGTATCAATCCGGTCATGATCCTCTTGTGTTCGACCCTGCTGTGTCTACAACGACCTTTAAGCGTATCTCTGAGGTATCTGGTTATGCAGGAACTGTCCAGAATGCTAATATTGTTATTAGTGCTTATGGTCGCACTTGGTCCGCCAACACTGCCACAGACAAGAATACAGTACAGTTCAGTGACCTATTAGCCGGTCATATCTTGAATACAGGTAGTGCTGGTTCTCTCGATGTCTCTCAGGTGTGGCCTAACGGTGCTGATGAGATCATGGGTATGGCTATTCATAACCACTACTTGTACATCTTCGGTCGTCGTCAGATCCTTGTATATGCACACGCTGATGACCCTACTAACCTCTCCTTGGCTGATACTATCACTGGTGTTGGCTGTATGGCACGAGATAGTGTAGTAGTCACAGGTGGTGACATCCTCTTCCTCAGTGACTCAGGTGTTCGCTCAATGCAGCGTACAGTGCAAGAGAAGTCAGCTCCTATGCGAGACTTGAGCTTGAATGTCCGTGATGATATTGTGCTAGAGATTTCCTTAGAGACTGAAGATGATATCAGTGCTGTGTACAGCGATAAAGACGCTTTCTATCTCCTTGCTCTGCCTACTCGTGGCCTTGTCTATTGCTTTGACATGCGAGGAACTCTCCAGAATGGGGCTGCTAGGGTAACCACTTGGGATGGTTTTGTTCCATATGCCATGAAGTACACCCGTGCTAAGACGTTGCTCCTAGGTAAGGCTGGTTATGTCGGTACTTACGCTGGCTATCAAGACAATGGTAGCACGTACCTTCTTAAGTATTACACTAACTACTTTGACTTTGGTAGCCCAACTACATTGAAGATATTGAAGAAGGTTGGTGTTACTGTCATTGGTGGTGGGGGTTATCCTGTCGTTATGCGCTTTGGTTTCGACTTCAGTGACATTTTGAACAGTCGTAACTTTAACCTAGCCAATGCCTCAGTAGCTGAGTACAACATCGCTGAATATAACATCGGTGAATACGGTGGTTCAGCCTTCGACAATAAGATTATTAACGTGGGTGGTACAGGTCGAGTGTTACAACTTGGCTTTGAGACTACAGTTAATAACAAATCAATTTCAATCCAAAAGCTAGATGTCTATGTTAAAGCAGGAAGAACACAATAATGAGTAACTATACCAAAAGCACGAACTTCGCTGCCAAGGATGCTCTTAACTCTGGTAACGCAGGTAAGATTATCAAGGGTACTGAGATTAACACTGAATACGACAATATCTCCTCAGCTATTGCCAGTAAAGCAGATACCAATAACGCAACACTGACAGGTAGCGCTACCGCTGTTAACCTAACTGTCTCGGGTACATTTACAGTTACGATTGACGGGGGTACATACTAATGGCTGATCCAACTACAGATTACTCACAGCTTATTTCATCAGGTGCTAGTTTACTTGGTAACTTATCTGCTGCAAACACACAAGCAAATAATCAGAATACACTTGCTCAACAGCAACTAGCCTTAGGTCAACAAGCAGCTAATGCAGCTCAATTCCGTCCCGTAGGTGTTACCTCTCGATTCGGTACTTCTGGCTTCCAATATGGTGCTGATGGTAACTTGATTGGTGCAGGCTACCAAGTAGCTCCTGACATCGCTGCTATGCGTGAAGGCTTGCTTGGGTACGCAGGCCAGAACCTTACCAATGCTTATGATGCTCAAGCTCTTCAACAAGGGGCTAATACAGGTGCTACAAGCTTATTTAACCTAGGTAAGACCTACGTTGCTCAAGACCCTGCTACGGTAGCTTCTGATTGGATGAAGCAACAACAACAGCTCTTGAATCCGGGCCGTGAACAACAACTTGCTCAGTTGCAGAATCAACAGTTCCAACAAGGTCGTGGTGGCTTAGCTGTAGGAGCTACTAATGCAGGTTACACGACAGGCCCGGGTGCTCAAGGCTTGGCTGCTACTAACCCTCAGTTGGCTGCTTACTACAACGCAATGGCTCAACAAGATGCTCAGTTGGCTGGTCAAGCACAACAGCAAGGTCAACAGCAAGTCACATTCGGTCAAGGTTTAATGACAGGCGGTTTGAATTTGGCTAACCAAGGCTATGGCTTGCAGTCAGCTGCTTTGGCTCCTTATACTACTGCTTTGACAGGCGCTCAAGCCACTGAAGCTCTGGGACAAGGAGCTTTTGGTCTGTCTACAGCTTTGGGCGCTCAACAAGCAGCAAGCGGGGGAAATGTGGCAAACATTTTGAACTCTGCTAACAAACAAGCAGCAGAAACACAGCAAACAGGGATATCTTTACAAAATGCAGCTCAAGCGGCTGCGACTACTGGCTTGACAAAAGCAGGTGGTGACGCTGTAGCAGCTCTTATTGCATCTTGGGCATCGTAATTAAGGATAGATAATGGCAACAGATTACTCAATGTTTGGAGGCTCTGCGCTTCCTGAAGAACTTCAACGACAATTACTAGAAGATCGAGCAGCTAAGTATGCTGCTTTAACTCCTGAACAACGTGTAGCACAAGGAACATATGAATCTGCCTATGGCGTTGGTCAAGGTTTGGCTAAAGCTATGGGTGTCGATATTCAAGACCCTAAAATGAAGCGCCTGTCTGAATTGAAAGCGTTGTCTCAAGGTATTCCTAATACCTCTGAAGGTATGGTGCAATACGCTGAAAGATTGCGAGCTACTAATCGTTACCCAGTCGAAGCTGCTCAAGCTATGGATAAAGCTCGTGAGATTGCTAAGATTGAAGCTGAAACAGGCTTGAAAGGTGCTCAAGCTGAAAAAGCTCGTAACTACGAGATGGCTCGTACAGATAGTGAAAAGAAACGTAATCTGTTAGCTGAGGTGGAGCAATCCCTTGCAAGCGGTGAGCAAGTTGAACCAACTAAATTGAACCAAGCTCGTTTGGCATGGGCGCAAGAGACTAAACCTAAGACATTCCAACAGCCTGATGGCTCTATTGCTACAGTACCCGGTGTGGATGTCAACCTGTTTCCTAATATTGGTAAAGCCTTGTCTAGTGGTGGCGCAGGCGGTGTCTCTAAAGCAGGAACAATTGAGACTAAGACTTCACAAGCGATGGCTGAGAAAGAAGTGGCTACGATTGAAAGCTCTATCACAGGTATTGATGATAGTTTGAACGCTGTTGAAGGCATTCGTAATATCCGTACTGGCTCCATGTCTACTAATCCTTGGGTGGTGGATTATATGAAGAAGTATCCTACAGCTGCTAAGGCTCAGGATAACCTCTTGAAGACAATTACAGCCGGTAAGGTCGTAGAGACAATCATGGAGATGAAGCAACAATCTAAGACAGGTGCTACAGGCTTCGGTGCTTTGAACACACGCGAATTAGAACTGTTGGAGTCTACTGCTCGTGCGCTTGATCCAGCAAGTCCTACCTTTGAGAAAGACCTCAAGTACATTGAGGATAAGTTGGTAGCTGCTAAGACTAAGCTGCAAGGCTCGTTGGCTAAGAAACAACCTGCACCGCCTCCTCAAGCTGGTGGTAACGGTAACTGGCAGAACCCTCAAGGTAAAGAAGGTCAGTTGGCTATTCTTAATGCTGAATTGGCTAAGGCTCAACAACAAGGTAACGCAGCTGATGTTGCTGGTTTGCAGCGTGAGATTAAAGCTTTGGGTGGACAACCTATGGCTGGTAAAGCTAAAATGACTGACGAACAGAAGATTATGACTACTATGTCAGACCCACGTAATAAAGGCCGTTCACGTGCAGACATCGAAGCTGCTCTGCGTAAAGCTGGTCAAATTAAGTAATAATAAAGGATACCATGGCAACTCGTCCAATTACCCGTGAAGGGGAACAAGGGGCTAAAGCCTTAATCCTCCAAGAGCGTAGTAAATACTCTCAGCTATTAAAACAAGCTGAAGCTTCTGGAGACAAGGCAGCTTATCAACGATATTCCGATCAAATCAGTAAATTAGACGCTCAACTGCGTGGTACTGGCTTGTTAGGTGAAATCGGTGGTGGTATTGCCTCCGCTGGTGTAGGTCTTTTGACAGGTATTCCAGACATTGTTATCTCTGGTTATAACTCTGCTGCTAACCCAACAGTACCAGTGAAGACCTTGCGTGAACGTGCGCTTGAGTTTGCTCAGATTCCTACTCAGGCTACGTCTGAAGAAGGTTCTATTGCCTATGGTACTCCTGAAGTAGCTACAGCGGTTGTAGGTGTAGGTCAATTAGCTAACCTTGGATATCAAGGCACTAAAGCTTGGTTGAAAAGCCGTAAAGTAGAGGGTTTACTATCTAAGCTTGATCCTGCTGATGCTAACCGCTTTAAAGGTTACATGCTCAAGGGACAAGGTAGTCCTAATGCTGAGGTGTCAGCTAAGATTGCTGAACTCCGTAATAACCCTAAATACACTGAGATCTTTAACACATTAGATGATGCTGCTACTAGGGCTGCTTTGGCTAATATGGCCCCTCGTCCATCACGTATGGAAGAGTCTTCAGCAGCTACTAAGATGGCTGAAACTGTTGAGGCTAAGTTGAAGGCTTTGCGTGATGCACGTACTGAAGCCGGTAATACTAACTTTACTAAAGCTTTTGAGCAAGGCGGTGACCGTAATATCCTTAATACTGATATTCTACTTGAGAAAGTACGTGGTATGAAGAACGAATACTCAAAGCAAAACAGTGATTCAGCTAAAGCGGCTGTAAAATGGTTGCAGTCTATTGAAGATGATCTCGTTCCTAAGTTCAATGTCCCATCACGAGCAGGTACGTCTTATACGTCACCTACGTCTGCACGAGATACTTTGACTAATGCTCCTATTCCCGGTCAAGAAGTTACTTATAACATTCCCGGCTCTCAAGCATACACTGTTACTCAAGCCCCTCGTAAGCTTACTGTTCAAGAGACCCAAGCTAAGTTGAAGGAGTGGGGTCGTAGCGCTAAAGCTGAAGATCAAGTTGTACGTGACTTGGCTATCAGTGATGAGCAACGCATTAGCAGTACCTTGTTTGGAGCGCTTAAAGATGATATCAAAGTCTCTATTAAAGCAGCTGGAGATGTTGCAGATAAGAAAGCTTTAGGATATCTTGAAAGTGCTCGTGAGCAGACAAGTAAGGCCAGTAAAGCCTATAACGATGTCGTAGCTCAAGGTATGCCTTCAGCTTTTAAGAATAAATCTGCTAATGAGGTTGACTTTGAGACTCTGGCCTCAGAGTATAAGAACTTGAACCCCACTCAGCGTACCGTCTTTCGTGACTGGATCGGTGAGAACAATAAAGAAGCTCTCCAAGCTATTGACCGTGATGTATTCCAAGCCTTTAAAGCTAAGCATACAGGTACATTGGCTGATGGTACTGTAGGCACTGATTTGAAGTCTATGGCTCAGGATTGGGCTATTATGGCCCCTAAGGAGCAGGACGCTCTAGCTAAGGCTCTAGGCACTAATCGTAATGAGTTCAATGGTCGCATGAAAGATGCTCTTGTGTTCACTCGTCGTTTACAGACAGGTGGAACGGGCGCTGAAGAAGCTGCAACTAAGGGATTGACACGTGAGATGAGCGCTATTGTAGGCTCTACTCCAGCTGGATACCAAGGTGCTAAAGTGACTCAGCTCTTAGGTGACATCTTTGGTGGTGCTCGTAAGGGTGTAGTGTCTGACGATCTAGCCATGAAGACTTTATTGTCTCCTGAAGGCGCTCAGTTCTTAAAGACAGCTAAGATGTCCCCCGGCAGTCAAGAGACATTGAAAGCTCTTACAGCTATGGACACAGCAGCTCCAGCTCGTATGCAGTATTTAGCTCCTGCTAATGCGGTAGTTAACCCTATGACTCCTACGACTGAGACTACTCCAGTTGCTGCTCCTCAAGAGGATGTGTTTATCCCTTCTTTTGATGAACAACCTGCTACACCAGCAATGGAAGCAGCTCCAGCGGCTAGTGGTGAGGTATTTATACCAGCCTTTAACGAACAGTAATGCCTCTCTTAATCCTTGCTGGTGCTCTCAAGGCTGTTGAGGCTATCCAGCAGGGATGTGAGCTATACAAAGAGTATAAAGGTGTAGTCCTAGAGGCTAAGGCTACCTTCGATGAGGCTAAGGAGCACGTCGATGAGGTAGTAGGTCTTTGGGGCTTCATTAAAGAGAAGCTATTCGGTGCAGAATCTGAGGCGAATAAGCCCCCTAATCACCTCATAGAGGCAGCTAATAATGATACTAAGACTGAGGCTCCGCCAAAGAAGGCTAAGAAAGCTCCTGAATCACACAGTGAACAAGAGATAAAGAGTGACCTCATAAAGAACCTTAAAGTCTTTTTCAAGGCCATGATAGCCATCCAGAAGAAGATTGAGGCACAGCAGCTACGTATAGACACACAGTATATTGAGCCTGATGAGCTTCTAGATGTCTCCCTTGACTTAGTTATAGCTAAGAAGGAGATGGAGAAGGCTCAGAAGGAGATCAGAGAGGT